ACTGCATAACCTTCAAGCGTTTTAGCCACTCGTCAGCGTTTTTGTGTCCCACCCGTGACCATTGATTGTCAGACAATTCACTTTTATTCGATTTTATTCTAGTTATAGAACGCTGCCTGTATGCTGTTGTATCCTGCTACTCCATCCTGTTTCAGATTGAGTCTCTTCTGTACTTCGATAGTCTCTTTTCTAGTATTTTTTCCGAAATTTCCGTCCACTTCGTTGTCGTGTTCAAGAATTTCATTTGAACGTCTCTGCCACCATTCGACCACATATCCATTTGATCCCGTCTTCCAAATCAGCCCGACTCTCTTAGCCTTCAGAGCAATCTGTTTTCTGACGTACTGAGTTTTTGCTCCATCCAGTCCGTCCTCCTTTAGTTTATTTCCATCCTTGTCTCTGTATCCGTCCAGATTTGCAGCGTGCTGAAATTCCTGAATGTTGATGTTGCACTTCTCTTCTCTGATTGTCTGCTCTGTGGTACCGAAATCTGTATAGAATTTATTCAAATCTACGTTTCCGGATATTCCGGCCACTTTTCCCTTTGATGTATACTGCCAGATGTCTGCAGCATTCACTTCGCTCTCGGATAAACTTGCAGTATATCTAGCATACCACACATAAACATCTCCGACCTCTGCTGTGATCTGAGCCATGTCGAAGTAGTTTTTCAGGTAGTCTTTGTTTCAGAAATGCGATTGCCATCTTTGTGGCCAGGGCTTTTGTGACTGCCACTCCGTTCTTTCTTGCATAGTTAATGGAATCATACTCCAGGTCGAAGGCAATCGGACACTTCTCCCAGTATTTTCCTGCCTGTTTGCAGACATATTCTGCTTCACTCTTTGCCATTGCCTCATTGTAGGCATATGAAAACCAATAGAGGAGCACTGGCACCTTTAAGTTATAGCATGCCATTGCATTGGCCACGAATTGCTGGTCTATGTTATTTTTTCCATATCCGGCACGAATGCCGATTCTCTTGAATCCTGCATCTCTCACTTCTTTTATGTTCACAGTTCCCTGGTGCTTTGAGATGTCTGGTCCTTCATACAATATTGTTTTACTCATGTTTTTCCTCCAGTCAGAAAGAGGAGGCCACTGCCTCCCCTCTCCGTTCTCATTATTTGAATGTTTCGTCTGCCTCGATGGCTTTCTGTGTGAATGAGTTATTCTTCCACCATGCCACGAGTGCTGCTCCTGTCGTGAATACAAAGGAAACTACTTCTGCGACTTCCTCGTTTGAGAATGGAAGTGGACTCTTTCCTGCGATTGCAAGTGCATTGTTTGCAATAGCTAATACAAGAATAATTGTTCTTGCGATTGTTGCTGCTGTTGGTTTTTTCATCTGTTTATCCTCCTAAAATGTTCCATTGACTGCCATGTATGCCAGTGCCAGGAGTCCTGTTGCTAATGCTCCGGCCACTGTGCTCACGACAGTAGTGAGTGCTGTCTTTTTTGCAGAGTTCCATCTCTCTGTAGGTTCTTCTTCGATTTTCTGAAGTCTTTCTCCCTGGTTCTTCTGCGCTTTCACCATCTCCTCGATGTTCATTGCCATTTTATTGACTGACAATGTTAATTGCTGGATGTTCTCCTGCTGTTTCTCCAGGTCATTGATCCTGTGTTCTGATACCTTGATACGATTTTCGTGCTCTGTGAGCTTGATAGCCACCTGTTCCTCTGTCACATCCTTGACCTCCTCAATTTATACTCCACTGAGTCGAGAGTTTTCTCTGTATCCTCCTGTTTCCGCATCATCTCCTCTTTCAATTCATTGGCAATATCTGCCTGCTGGAGCTCTGTGTTCAATGCTCTCACGAGGTCAGAGAGCTGTGTGGTCACACTGCAGAGCGTGTCGATGATTTCCAAACTGTTCATAGTTACGCCTCGTTATACTCTGAGCCTGTGATGCTCTTGTACTCTTCAGCTGTTAATCTTCTGGCAACGACGAACTTTGCCACGTCTTCATCTGAATAGATTCCTTTGTCGTAGTATCTTTTCACCACTTTATACATGTTTTTGTCCTCCTTAAATCATATTGAGCAGAATCTCTGCCACTGTTTCATCCTGTGCCTCCTTCACTGCCATGATATCCATCTGGTTGAGCAGTGTCGCTGCTGTTGCTTCGTCGTTTGCTGTCTGTCCGTTCACGATGGCCTTCATAGTGATGGAGTCTCTTTCTTCCATGATTGCCTCGTAGACATCAGCTGATATCATCCTGCTCTCACAGGTATATCCCCCACCTGTTCCGTCTTCCCTGTCCGGAGCTTCTGCAATGTTCTTTCTCTGCATCCAGACATCATCAGACAGCTGCTGGAATTGCTCTGGCTTCACGCCAGCGAGCTCTTCTTTCCATTCTGTTTTCATTTGCCTTTTTCCTCCTTTTGCTATTCCATGAAACTACTTTTTTGAGCTGTTTCACATTGATATTAGGCTTGATGTATTCTTTCCAGGCGTCATATGTATCTGTATGCTTAAACCATCCACATCGTGACAGCATGGATTGTGCCTGCCTTCCGGCCACTTTTACTGTTTTTGAGATTCTTCTTGCACACCTGGTGGCTCGGATCAGGATTTTCTTCCGGAGTATCGTCGCATATCTTTTGAATACGAACCCCATGAAATCAATCTCTCTGCCTATGGTCTTGCCCTTCCTGTTCTTATACTCAAATTTGCATATCTGATAGTTTCGTTTGAGCTTCAGGTGGAGTTCTCCCAGTTTCTTCTTGACGATTGCCAGGATCCTCCAGAGCTTTTTCTTGTTGTCATCCATGACCACAATGTCATCCATGTATCTCACATATCCGTCAGGTTCCTGTTCAATGATTGTTTCGTCCATCTCACACAGCACAAAGTTTGCAATCCACTGGCTCGGATAGAACCCCAGTGGAAGGCTCTTCTTGAACTGTTTGAATATGACTCTGATGAGATGAATGAACCATACGTCATCTATCTCTTTCTCCAGCTGTTTGATGGCCATCTCAAGTGTGATGCTGTCAAAGAAATGTCTCACGTCTGCTTTCATGAAATTTCGGAAACCCTTCTTGACCAGCTTTTCCATTTGTCTCTTGCCATAGTGAGAGCCTCGTTTCGGCATCGAACCACAGCTGTACTGATATGCTCTCCTGGTCACTATCGGTGCCAGTATCTGGATGACTATGTGGTGAACCCACTGCTCCCAGATGTTTGGACAATAAATTGTCCTCATTTTTCCATGCTCGAAGATTTTCTTCGGTTTATGTTTTGGTGGATCAAATGCTTTTTCCGGATGTTCCACCTTGCAAGGCTTTGTATTCAGCAGCATTTCCTTCATTCTGGTCACTGACTCATCCAGGTGGGCATCTATCCACTCGACATCTTTTCTGTTTGTCTTGCCTTTTCTTAATTTCTTCCATGCATTCCGGATGACTTCATCCTTCAGACATTGTCTATACAGATATTTGTACATTTATTTCTTCTATCCCTCCACGATGTAAGTTCGACCACTTTTCACCATGGTCTGTATCGGTATTATTTCCACTCCCCTGACCAATAATGGCGGATAAACGGTATTGCAACCGTCAGCGGTGTCGGAAAATTGATGGCATTATGTATGTACTATTTTGATAGAGAAAAACGCCCACGCCACAGTTCCAGTTCGCATTGGAGGCCTCGTTGTTGAGATTCAGACAGCCAGGACCGTCGATGAGACCGTTGTTACAATTACCGAGGCGATGAGCCACACGAAAGTGCTGCTCAATTGGCCATCAAAATCCCCTCATGTTTTTGGGTTACGTTATCCGGGAGTATCCCCGAGGGAGGTCCCTCGGTCTCCCCAGTGGCTACGTTGCAGGAGCGTAGCCAACAGATGGCAGTAGAAGCTCGCCCACGCCACAGGCCCAGTTCGCAGCGGAGGCCTCGTCGCCGAGATACAGACAGCCAGGACCGTCGATGAGACCGTCGGCACAATAACCGAGGCGACGAGCCACACGAACTCCGGAGGCGTTGAAATACACACCATCGCATAATCCTGTGCCAGATGTCCCTCCGTTATCATCAACAGGTACCGAGCCGAATCCATCCACGTACTGCAATTTTGATGGAAATCTCCATGCACTTGATGAGATGAATGTTTTTCCTGTGTCTGTGTACCCCACGCCTGTCAGACTATAGACATCATAGTCTTTTGATACGAGCAAATGTCCTCCTGACAAGAGTGTCTGTGGATCACGCAACAGCTGCTGATAAGAACCCAGGAGAATGGAATGGAAAATCTTGTTGAGTGTTGTTCCTCCTGTTGTTCCGTAGAACATGCCTCCACCGACTGCTGCATTGACCTTTACTCCATAATATGGAGAGCTGTCCACGTATGCACTCATACATCCCTGGCCGAAGTGAGTCTGTGCATCTGTGGAGCGAGAGAAGAGCATGAGCAGGTCTCTGATTACATTCATGATGCCACCGCCCAGGTGCACTGCATTTGCTGACCAGTTCTGAATGATGGTTCTCTCTCCAGCAGCTGTCTGGTTGTAAATCGGATGTACTCCTGAGATGGTTCTTCCGTTTGCATCCATGGGAAACATTGGAATCCAGATTCCCTCCAGTTCCTCTCCTCCTCTCACGAATCCGATAGGCTGGAAGTCTTTGGTGCTTTCATCTGCATTTGTGAAAGAGAACTGCACGTCTCTGGAATTTCCATCTGCAGTATAGGTCTCTTTCATGTAAATACGTTTTAACCAGGAGAACGCTCCTCCGTTGTATGATGTGTTTGCTACATCTGAGGCGGTTCCGTCCAGTTTCTTTGTGTAGTCTGTTTCGTTCAGCTGGTAGTCTGCTGTTCCGTCCTTGTGCACCATATATGGCTTGCACTCTGCAATGAGAGGGAAATCATCCCAGGAACCCATGTTCATCGTTCCATTTGTGTTCAATTGCATCGGAGCGAACGTCTCATTCTCATCTCTGTATGTGATTGTTGTTTCCGGATTCTTGTCTGAAAAGTTCTGGTGGAATCCGTAGATCATTGTATCCGTAGGTCTTCCTGTGTACTGGTTGGCCACATTTCTGTTGAAAACGTTCTGGTCACTGTATGGCATCACCGCCACTGTGTAGTAGTTTTTATTTGTCAGTCCTTCAATGACATATCCTGATGAAGCGTATGCTTTCATTTCTTCGCCTTCCAGGTCTGCCACGACAATTCCATCCTCTTCATTTAGGACTGCTGCCACGCCTTCCTTGTAGAGAATTCTGACTCCCTTCACCGTGCAGAGCAGCTGCTCCTGAACCACTGTGTCATCTGGTGGTGTGAATGCCACCTTCAGCAGTCCGTTTCCATTTTTGATTGTCAATTTTTTCAGGTTGCTCGGAGCAATGCCCTGATTGTGATTCTTCAGATACTCCTCTGTTTCGCTGACGATGTAGTCAGCCTGTGCATAATCACTCACGTGTGTATACCTCCGTTATCTTTTTATTTTCTGTGTCTGTTTTTGGATAAAATGTTGTCACTTTTGTATAGATGAATGGGTCCGTTGCTGATGTAGGTGTCGCCACTTCTGTGATGATTTTGTGGCCACCTGCATCGGTGCCTTTTGTTGTGATGATGGTCGCTGACTCATTGACTGTCTTAATCGAACCATCTGGGAGGAATTCCGTGTTCTGCTCCACTAGTCCTGTGTATCTTCTGAATTCCGTCTCTGCTGCTTCATCCAGTTCAATCTGCAGATGTCCTGCAGCATCCTCTGACAGCTGTCCCTTCATCTGGTTGAACCATTCCAGAAAGATTGCTTTTTCCTGGTCGGTATAGGTTGCGAATTGTGCCAGCAGTTCCTCGTAGGATGACTGTCCGGCATTCTCCAGTCTTGTGATGTCTGCCTGGAAGTCTGCATAATCTGTCGCAATATAATCTTTATAGTTTGCAAAATAGCTGTCAAACTGTGCCTGAAACTGGCTGAAATCGTACTGTGTGACTGTGCATGTAACGATTCCACAGAGCTCCGGATTTGTCCTGGTGTCTGTGATATCTGCCTGGGTGATTCTTACTGCACCATGTGCTATGCTGATCTGAGCTGTCACCAGCTGATAGATTCCGTTTTCTCTGACTGGTGCAATCGGTGCCGGGTCTGAAGAATACCCTCCAGTGACTACCTTTGCAAATATGTCCCTCTCTGTGTCGTTTCTTTCCAGGACAATGGTGTCGATTCTGTCATACGTTGCATGTGCTGTCTCCAGCTGGATTGTCTGGTCTCCTGCAAAGAATTTGACTTTTCCATCAATGTCCACATATCCTCCGCTGATGGTGACTGTCATGTCATCATTTGCTGTGACCTGCAATTCTCCTGTGAAAACGCCTGAAGTAAAGAATTTCTTCAACCAGTATTCAAAACTATCGGCATCATATATTCTGTCATGGTTCTCACTGTTGTAGAAAAATGCATGTTCTAATGTATTCGCCATTTATGTGTCACTCCAATCTATGGACTCCGGGAGTGGTGTTCCGAATGTCGGGACCACTCTCATTCCACCGTATTCATAGACCTCCTGAATCTGCGAGATTCTCAGGTCCTGTGTTATGCCCCAGCTCTGCTTTTTTACTGTTGCGACGTCGCCGAGGTTATAGTTGATTTTGTACTTGAAATTTGCATTCGCATCTGTTTCGCACTCGAATGAATTGGATGCTGTGTCCTGCTCCAGAGTCTCTTGTCCTCGTGTCCTGAGCTGTGCTTCATATTGTGCTGCAGTCAGTCCATCAGACTGGATGTCCTTTGCATCCACGAAGGTCTCACGTAAGTCGAGGCCGGAGCCTTCCCCGACCTTGATATATTTTCTTGCACTGCCTTCGCCTTCTCCTCCTACATACGCCACGGTTTTGAATGTCTGGTCATTTTCTCTGTATACTGTGTTGTTCAGATTGTTGTAGCTCTCTGAGAAGATGACTCTGTTATTCGCTCCCTGTGACTTTGTCCTGTTCACTCCCTGGAAGACTTCAAAATAAATCATTTTCTTGTCAAAGTCTGGCCGGAATCGGAATCCCAGGTTTGCACTCATCGCCAGCTTTTGCTCATACTCCAGTAGGTTCTTGTATGTGGCTTGAAATTGAACTGTTTCATCGAACCCTTGCAGTTCTCCGAGTTGCACTCTCGGAATGGGTTCTGCTCCTTCCAGGAGCTGTCTCATGGCCACTTCTACCTTTCCATTGAAGTTCACTGTGCTCTTGATGAGTCTTCTGTCCATGTAGGAAGAGATGAATCTTCCTTTTGCTGTTATCTGATTCTTTGTGTCGCTCTCTTCCAGGATCCTGTCCTCGATGACTGCTGCCTCATCACTTCCTTTCATCCAGACGAGATTTCCCATCTTGACGAGCTTCAGGTTGTTCTCTGTGATCGGCACGTACAGCTCGAAGGAGCCAGGTTCAAAATACTTTCTGGTCCATATGAGTGACGTCTGGTTCTCGATGACTCCCTGGAAATCCAGGTCTCTGTTGTATATTCTGATTTCCATGCTATACCCCCAGATATCTGTATCTGTATGCCACCACTACAGTCATGTAGGTCTCTCCACTCACTGCTGAATAGCCGAGAGTGTTGGTTCCATGCATGAGCTGGATGAATTCAGAGTCCTCTGTCATATATTCATTGATTTCTGTCTTGACTCCATTGTGCTCCAGATAAACGTGCTTGTTATTTGTTCCGGTCGTGATGATGACCTTGTCTCCTGTTACCATGTCCAGAGGTCTCGCTTCAGTTCCCACTGTGATGGATTCTGCCTGCTCCACGTGATAGATGGATGGATTCTCTACTGGACCGGATGCTGTGATTGTGATGGTCAGTCCAATATTGTCAGCTGCAGACGTGTTCTCGATGGTCTTTAGGCGTTCATTGACACGTGCTCCGAATTCCTCTCCTGCTGCCGAGAATTCATGCATAAACTCAAAGTATGAATTCCATCCTGCCATTGTCACTGTTAAGTCGCTCGGACCAACGAAAAAAGGCTCCGGACAGAGCAGACTGACTGTTGCCTGTCTTGCTCTCATCACGGAATCCACAACGACTGACTCCACATAGTAATCAATTGAACGACTCTCACTCTTGTCGTTTTCCAGATAGGTTAGTTTTCCCAGGGACTTCGGCTTGAATAAAGTATATAAAAGCGTTCTGTTCGCCTGGTGATCCGTTCCGTTCTTGTCCCTCAAAGTCAGCACGATGTTTCTCATTTTGGTGGTGCTCCCTTGGTAGGTTGCACCATCCGTCATTGTGTTCTCACTGGACACAACATTGTTCTGCACTGTATAAATTCCGTCACAATTCTCTAAGAGAAAAGGAGAAAAGGCTTTCCCGAATGTGACTTCCATTCCGTCCTCATTTGAGCATATGATTTTTCTATTCACCTTTTTATTTCCCCTTTCTCATATTCAGAACCATGTCTCTCGTTGCATTCCTGGTCTGCCTTGCCACTTCATATGGTGACAATTCAGTAGGACTGTTGATTGTGATGTTCTGTGTGTATCCTCCAGCTGTTTCATCATTTCCATAGCTGGATGTTGCTCTGCTCATTGTCTTCTGTCCCTGCTGTATTCCCATGTTTAGGTCTGTCTGCAGTGTTCCTGTTGTCTCGTCTGCCATGTCTGCCATGGCTTTCGTGATTGGCTGTATGTTCTTCTCGATACCGAGTGCCACACCAGCAGGAATCCAGTGTCCCACCTCGATGGAGAATTGATTCCCAGGAAGTCTTTCGCTGCATCCAGTGCTGCTTTTGCTGCATTCTTTGCTGCGTCTGCAATAGCTCCGACGCCTGCCTTGATTCCGTTTGCAATACCATCGATGATGTTTCCACCGATACTCTTCCAGTCAAATTTTCCGAAAGAGTCCGTGATGCTCGATATGATCTGAGGAATTGCACGTATAATCTGAGGAATTGCCTGAATGAGTCCAGCCACCATCTGGCCGATTAACTTCAAACCAGACTGCAATAAATCTGGCAGATGCATTGCAATCGTCGCCAGCAATTGAGCAATTACCTGTGTAATAGATGAGATAATTGAAGGCAGATTGTTCAAGATTCCAGTTGCTAAATTTTGCAGTAACGTCATACCGGCCTGCAAGATTGTAGGCAGATTTTCCATAATAAAAC